GGGCTGTACGTTGGACAGGCTTGAGGATTCCAACCCCTGGAAGCTGTTATTGACGCCGGTGCGGGACTGTCTGACCTCATCCATGTACTGCAAGCCCATGATGGCCTTGTCGAACATGAACGGCAGAACCAGAGGCGCAATATCCTGCCCGTAGACCGCCCCATTCTTTCCGCGCGTGACCCCGCCCGGACGGGAAACTTTCAGGTCATCGAGGTTGATCTTGTCCGCATTGGCGAACATGCGCGGGTTGTTCGTCAGGTACAGGTTATCCACCCCGTTGCGCAGGATCGCCGTCTTGGCTTGCTGAATATCCATGGTCATGTCGGCCACGGAATTGCCGATGTGCCGGTGCGGGAATGGATCCGGACACAGCACCGCCACCGGAATGCGGTTGCACTCTTCCCGGTACAGGACGGTCTGACCGACCACGATCACATATTGCAGCTCGGCAATGCCGTCCTGATCGTAGTCGTGGCGGATCCACACATATCGCACCCGAACGCGGCGCAGTGAGGGATCAACCGCCGAATCCCAAGCATAAGCGCGTTGTGAGTACAGATCCCGGGCCACTTCCTCGACCGATTCCTGCGGGGAATCACCCATGAGGTCATCCGGAACATCGAAGCCTTCCTGGCGCAATTCCGAGAGCGTGACGAAGTCGAAGAACTCGAAGTAGGGAGATTCGCTGAGCTGGGTCTCGAAACACTTCTCCGACACGATGCAGCGCTCAGGCGGCAGGGCTCGAATGCGATAGGCGTTCTCCTTACGCACGCGTCGCACTTCGACGTCAAAAAGCATCGGCGCCGGCAACGGTTGACCGGTCGGGTCCTGCGCAATCGGGGACTGATCGTCCGGATACTGCGTCAGGGACAGGATCTGATTCTCAGAGTCCTGTTTCAGCAGCGCGACGCCTTCGGCGGTCTGGCGCTCGTACTTGGCAACCTCCACGTTCTGGCGCTGATCCCGGCAGGCGTACAGATAGGCGGCCTTGGAGAGCAGCGCATCCTTGGCCGCGGTGGTGAAAATCTCGTACCAGGGGTTTTTCTGGGTGATCAGGTAGTTGAGGTACTGGCCCTCCTGATCGGCCTGCGGCTCATCCTCCGGGCCCTGCGGGACGATGGCGACCACATCATCGCCATTGGCAAAGATGCGCGTCAGACTCGGGAGAATCCACTGGATGGTCTCGTACACGGTGCGATCGATGACCTGCGAGCGGCCATCCGGAGCAGGCGTGATGTTGCGGCCGACGTAGTAGTCAATCGCCAAGGCGCGTTGATTGGCGAGATCGCCCCAGGTCTCAGAGCCGTATCCGGACTGAGAGGCCTCGAAGATCGCGTTGAGGAGATCGCGATCTTGCTCGGTCTGATCCTGGAGGCTGTAGCCGTCAGCCAAGCTCGTACTCCGCAATCACCCGTGAGTTCTTGCGACCCTCGCAGTACGTGCGCGCTTCGGCTTCCGTAGGGAAGCTCACCACGCGCGTGCGACCCCCGTCTTCCGTGATCTCGTACACCGCGTAGGCCGCCGGTTCACTGACGATGATGAGCTTCATATGACTCCCCGGTTGTCGTACGACAACGGTTTATTCCAATCAGATCCGGACTCGCTGAAGATCTGCTCCGCGCAAATCGCCATGAGCCCAAAGGCATCCGCGCAATGGCTGGACCAATCGTGTTCCGGTCCTAAGCCGATGTTGCGCATGTCGTCCTTCTTCTCGTGGTACCAGCCCAAAGCGTCCAAACCCGCCTGGGTAGTGGATTCGTTGAACCAGACGGACGGAAAGATGCGCCGACCCGCTTCGATGCGCGCCTTGGCAGCGCCTTTGCCTTGATTCGGTACGACCTGTACTTCGTAGCCGGCCGCTTTCAGCGCAGACGCATACGAGACATCGAACACCTTGTCGTTGGACTCCCCGTCATGAGGGAGCCAGACCTGAGCGCGCTTTGGGATGTAGCCTTGCTCGCGCATCCACTGCACGTGCGTGGCCAAGGGCTGGCCGACCGCTTCGTAGTAGGCCAGCGCCCGAATCTCCCGGCCCACGAACTGCATGGCCCAGATCGCCACTGCATCCGCTCGTGCGCCGGTCCCGCCGATATCGAAGAACAGCCGGACAGTCAGCAGGGGATCTGCAGCCAGATTCCCCACGTGTTTCAGCGCGCGAGCCTTGTTGATGCTGGCCGCGTAGTACGCACCTTCCAGCACCGTGACGTAACCGCCCTCCCAGATGTGGTGGTATTGCTCGGGCTGCGTGCGCAGGCAGTCCTGGCGTTCCTGCTCCAGTTCACGGGTGAAGAACGGATTGTCGCGCCAATTCGCGCGCACCACTTGGCAGCCGGTGGGCTTCTCAGCTCCCCGCAACATCACATCCACAGGATCGGTCTTGCGACGCGGATTCCAGCTGAACCAGCGCTCGGCGCCTTCCGCGCGCAACGTCGGGCGCAGTAAATTCAGCGAACTCAACGTCGCGCTCTGGGCTTCTTCCCACCAGGCGCGTTTGAATCCTTCCAAGGACTTGATCGAATCGGCGTTGTAGTCGTTCATTCCCTTGAAGATGATCAGGCCATCCTTGGGCGCCTCGATCAGCTCCTTCCAGATCTTGAAGCCGTCCGGTTCGCCGATCCCCAAGGAGCGCAGTTTGGTTTCGACCAGGAGCTTGGAGGATTGAGCGAGATCCTTCTGCACTTCGCGGATACACACCGCGCGCATCCCCTCGCCATGGTCGCCCGGTTCTGCCAGGCAATCCTCGATCAGCTTGTCGGCGAAGAAGTGAGACTTGCCGCCCCCGCGACCACCCCAAGCGCCTTTGTAGCGCGCGGGCTCAAGCAGCGGTCGAAAAACTTCAGCCGTCTGGATCTGGAGAGTTCGCCCCAACGATGACTCGCTTGATCTGCTCGACTCGCACAGGCGGCTCGCCGTCATCGCCAACAATGGCTTGAGGCACCCTTCCATCCAATCGATTGCCGATCTCCTGCCAAGCGTCCTTATCGCCCGCAAGAGCTTTGCTCACGACAATCTCCGCGATCTTGTCGAGAGCCTCACCGGCCTTAACCTTTCCGTCGTCGCTCTCAAATCTCGTCAGCGCCTTATGCAGCGCGTCTTGCCAACGTTTGGCTTTCGCTGCGTTCTGATTGCCTACGGGCGCGCCCACCTTGATTCAACTCCAAATGCCTGATGCGACTGTGTTCCTCGAGATGACATGCACGGCAAAGCCATCTCACTTTCAGTGGCTGCGCGTAGTCCGGATGATGCTTTTCCGCATGACGACTTCCGCAGCAGTCACAATGCTTGCGCTTCAACTTCCCACGCCGCTGGTAAACGTTCGCGTATGCGCGGCAGTTGGACTTGCGTCGTTGCTCCGCATTCAGCTGCGAATATTTCGGCCGGTTCTGTCGCATATACGCCGCATGGCAATCGCGGCAGTACCGCTGACCTGGCCGATCGGCAGGCCCTTGACACCGCGAGCATGTTTCGTGGGTGCGACAATTCAATTCAGCAACAGCATAGCTTCGTCGTCGTCATCCATCAAGCGCTGTTCCAGCTCCAGCCACATTCGCAGTTCTACAATCACCGACTTTTCCCGGTAGATTTTGTTGATCGAACGGCGAACGGACTTCAGAGGCAGTCGCAATTCAGGGCTCGCGGTGACCCTCGGAGCGGCCAGCTTGACAGGCGCTATTGTCTCTGTGGTGATACGATGAGCCCGCTGGATGATATCGGCCGATTGCTCGGCGGCTTCACGGGCGAGTGTCTTGGCGCGCTCCAAGATCTGACGGGCTTGTTCGGCGTCTCTGACATCAAAGCGCACGCCATCGATCTCGACGAAGTAGCGGCGTCTGCGACCCGCGGGCGTGGGCCCGATGGGGATGACCGGGACGACGGTGCCTTCAATGGTGGGCGCAAGTCCGGTGAGTGAGAGTGCACCGACGGGGGCGTGAATCAACACGTTCTGCGTGATAAGGATGCTGGGCACCAAACCGGTGACCGACAGACTCCCCGCGGGAGGTTTGATCAGCTGGTTGCTCGAGAGTGCAACCGTCGGAACTTTGCCGGTCAGGGTCAAAGAGCCCGCAGGCGGGGCTACGACGGTATTGGCGCCCGTTCGGACGATCGGCACGAGTCCTGTGAGGGTCAGAGCCCCGGCCGGCGGCTTGACCGTCTGATTGGCCGTCGCGATGACAGTAGGAACTTGGCCGCTCAAGATGAGCGCGCCCGCGGGGGGCTTGACCAGCTGGTTTGCAGTGGTCGTGACGGTGGGAACTTCTCCGGTCAGGGAGAGAGAGCCAGCGGGCGGGGAAACCGTGACAGGACTCCCCCCTCCCCCTGACTCATCCAGCATCACCATCAAGGTGTTGAAGGTCTGCGTTCCTCCAGTGCCGTTGGTGAACGTCGAAGAATTGGCCGCTGCGGCGACGGAAGCCTTGTATTCCGTAATGGCGTTATTGCCGGTGCCGAAGCTCCAGAAGCCACTCGCGAAATTCGGATCGACCGTAAAGCCGGTCCCAACGGTGCCGTGTCCTGCGGTGGTGGAGCTGTCATCGATTGTGCAGGAGAGCATGAACGCAGTGGCCGTGTTCGTGCCAGAGTTCGAGGTGATTGCCCCGCCGTTGGCCACGCTCTGAGTGCGCCCGCTGTGACCATCGGTCGGGGCGGTAGCCACACCGGAGACCTCCACCGCATAGATGCCCTTGAAGACATCAAAGCCCGGGGAGGTCACCGTCACCACCACCGTGCCGCCTGCGATATTGGCTTTGACCCAGTGACGGACGGTATTGCCGTTGGTCGTATCGTTGATAGTGTCGAGCGCGGTACCGTACGTGCCGTTAACGTTATCGGCGCAGGTCAGATTGATGCCGCTGGCGTTTCCGTCGTGACCGACTACCCAAATGGAATTACCGGCAGTCGTGCCGGTCAGGGTTACCTGAATGTTTTGATTCGAGCTGCTGCTAAAAGCAGCCTGACTTTGGACAATGGCGCCGGCCATGGACTATGCCAGGGTATAGATGCCCGAAGCATTCAGCTGGATGGTCAGCGTATTGCCGTCAGTCGCCGTGACATCCGCAGGGGTCGTGTCCAAAAGCCACGAGAGGATCAGTGGATCCACTTGAGAGTTGAACGTGCCCACTACGCGCATGACCGCGCGCCTTGCGGTAATGGACCCTCCGGAGGCGGTCCACACCAGATCCGCCGCATCGAAAGTGGCCGTCCCGGACGTCTGGCTCCACGTGATGGAACTCAACGCGAGTCCCCCATTGGTGTAGCCGTTCGCCGTGGAAAGCTCGTTGGACAAATCCGCATACACGCTTTGCGTCGCCGCAAAGGTGTAGGTGGAAGTGTGCAGGGTGACCTTGACGGTGGCCGCCCGCAGAGCCGCATCGTTGATGGCGGCTTTCCAGTTGTTGTAGAACGAGACTGAAGCTGTCATGAGAGACTCCTGAATTTCATACCCACACTCCCCCGCCGCGCATCCCGGGCACTTCGCAGAACATCATTTTCCTCACCCGTCCCCGGCCCTGGCGGTGATACGCCAGGGTGGCTTGCCAGTCTGAGCGGGCTTTCTCGCGAGCCAGGCGCAGCAACCGCTGGCGTCGTAACGCCTCGATATCCTCTAGCGCACGGAAACGTGAGCGCTGAGTGTTTTCGGATAGGTTTTGCGCCAGTGCAGCCATACCAGCAGTCGCTCCCAGAGCGTCATACGACCGTGAGAGTGATGCCGGAGGTTTGCGGGTAGGTCTGCTGCATTCCTCCGGTTCCGGTTTCCGTGGCGGTCACCGGCGTGCCGATGGTGTTGCCTTTGCTGTCCAGATCGGTCGCCGTGACCTGCACCAGATTCGGCCCCGTCGCCCCGGTAAAGACGGCCGTCCACGGCGGGGTTTCCTTTCCCGTGAGGATGACGCCCGGGAGCACCGTGCCCGCGTTGTCCTTCGCAACCACATTCGTGCCGGCGAAGGCATTCACGCCCGAGAAGCTGGCCGTGGTCTTGTTCAGCGTTACCGTAATGGTGGTCATGAGAGTTCCTTCAGTGGCAGAGGGCGACGATTGAGCGAGGTTGGACGGCGGTTTGCCAGGTGACAGTCACGCCTTTCTGCGGGACCTCGTTGTACTGATTGACTCCCTGGGTCGCATCGCAGGGAGTTCCAACCGGTACGGTCCCGACCTGAGTAAAGGCCCAGCCGTCGTCAATGAGGGTGGCCAGATACACCGCGGTCCCGGAGGTCACGAGCTGATTGGTCGGCGTGGCCAGAGCCGGGGCGCCGGCGTTCTTGGCGATCGCATCCTTGACCGCGACGGAAGCCACGGACGAGCCCTGAGAGAGGCTGTTGGTGATCGCTTGGAAGCAGTAGGTGCCGGCCGGCAGATCCGGGCTCTGCGCGTGCGTCGTGCCGCCCTGGGCGGTGAAGGTGCCGGCGACCGTGGTCACTGAGAGCGGCGTCGTGGTGCTGCAGGGACCGTACTGGACCGTCGTCGAGCCGATATCGGTTCCCGGGAGGGCGGAGCCATCGGTGTAGGTCGTGGGATTGGTCCAGGAGATCGTGACGACGGTAGCGAAGGTAATCGTCGGTAGAAGCAGAAGCAGGGAAAATAGGCGGTTCATGTCACAGCTCCCACGGCCTTCAAGGCCTCCAAGGGTGTTCGCACGATCGGGGTGCCGGTCGTAGCAAGAAAATTCACCTGCGCCGCTCGGCGTTTGTCCTTGGCGATCGTCCCCTTCTTGCTGCGCGGGGTCTTGCACTCGAGCAGTTGCACGATGCCCGGGGGCCAGCCCTGCTTGCGCACGGCGAGATCGCAGGGCTTATCCAGGGGCCAGACTTCAAAGCCCGCGGCTTCGAGCGCTTGGATGATCGGCGGCTCGGACTTGTCGCGACGCTTGGCGAATCGGTTAAGGGACAAGGGGCTCACCGTAGGCTGCGTGGAAGCGCTGGCGCAGCTTGTCCTGCTTGTCGGCCGGGGCCTTGGGGATCGCCACTCGTAGTTTCGCCTTACGCTCGTCCCGGGTCGTGATGCCATCGAACACGGTTTCGCAAGGGACGCCGTAGCCGCGCAGCTCTGAGACGATGGCGAGTTCAACGGCGATCACTGCAGCTTCCCTAACAGCTGTTGAACGCTCTGCGGGCCGTTCACTCTCGCCTGGTCAGAACGCGCAATCTGGGGCACAGCCTCGCGAACTTCCTCCGCATCGCGCATCGCTTCGTAGTGCTCACAGAAACGCTTTTCGACGAAGTGCATCTTGTCGGACGGCGTCTGCGCTATCTCGTAAATTCCCCCCAACGCCTGCACCACGCGCGCGGCAACGGCGTCGTACTCCGGGGGCTTGGCGTTGATGTAATTGTATTGACGTGCGTGCGCCCTCACCTTGATCCATTCCTCCCCCGGAGTGGCTCTCCCACATTTGCGTAAATCAGCGAACGCCGAGGGGCGCGGCATGAATTCGCTTGTTCGCATCAGCTGCGCAGCCGCGGCTTCAAAATCCGCAAGCGACCAGTCGCGCAGACACAGCCAATACGCATCCAACAGCGGACCGGATAGCTCGCGCTGGTAGAGTTCGCCCATCCCGGTCATGACGGCCTTGAACCTGTTGAAGTCATCAGCTTGCATTGCGAATCTCCGGAGGCACCCATCCGTCAACCGCATCGACGTTGCGGCGCGTGAGCGTGCTCAAGGGGGCGACGTTGGCGGCGCGGGCAAACCGCAGCCCGGCCTCAATGTGCTTCGCGTCGCGGAGGAAAATCTCAATGTCGTCGTACACCGTAGAGCGGTCGTTCTGCCCCATGTGGTGCGGGGACTTGCGGTAGCCCGCGATCGCCTCGCAGACATCCGCCTCGCTGTACGCCTTGAGGGCGGCGTCAATCAGCCGACGACGTTTCGGGTCTAGCTGGGCCCTCGGGTGCTCGTAGACCTGTTTCCAGTGAACGAACACCCGGAGAACCGGGTCGCGGTCGGGCTCCTGCCCGACAGATGTCTTCTCTTCTCTCCTCTCCTCTGCTCTGTCTCTTCTCTGCTCTGCCTCTGAGTACAGAACTTCAGAAGTTGTGGCGCACTTTGCTAGCAGTGTGCTAGCAGACTGCGGGCGCGTATCCTCAACCTGCTGTATTTCAAGGAAATCGTGACTGACGAGGTGCTCGACGGCACTCCGGAATGAGCTTTCAGAGCAGTCGAGGGACGCCACGCGCTTGATGAGGTCGAAACGGAAAGGGATTTTGTTGCTGTAGCGCGCTGCTAGCATCGTGCTAGCAAGTTGCAACAGGCGACTGAGGTCAGTTCCGAGCACCCACGCTTCGGTCGTCAGGGTGTCCCGATAGAGTTTGATCCACGGCGGATCGCGGTCCTTGTAGTGCTGGAACTTCTCCCAGCTCTTGACGGATAGGATGGCGGTCACGGCTGTGGGAGCGCCTGCAGACAGAACTGCTGTAGCAGATCAAATTGCGGGGGCTTGGCGACCGCGAAGGACCGGCCCCGAGCGGCGGAATGCATGGTCGAGGGAGATACGCCGTAGACCCGGCACAGATCCCCGTTGCGCGCTCCAAAGAGCGTCGCTTCCCGGATGCGCTCGGCATCCTCGGGGGTGAGTTTCCAATTGGATTGCGGGTGTCTCATGAGGCTCTCGCCTCCCGCTCCAGCCGATACAGCCGCGCCACTTCCGCCTGGTGAGAGAGCGCCACGAACTGACGCCACGCGGCTTGCTGGCTCTCTCTCGTCACGGCCACGCGGTAAAGCTCGTAGGCAGCTTCGGCCTGGCGATCGAGGTACGCATCCCCGCTCACAGCTGGCACCACCACACAATGGCCCCGGCATAGATCGCGAGCAGGACCGCCCACGGGATCCAGGTCCAGGGCTGAGCGGGAACGTCGGTACGGCGGCGGCTCCGCCAACGTGGCAGATGAAGTGCGTTGTTTGACATAGACCCCACCCGTTACATAACCGTGGCTGTTTGGCTCCAAAAAAACGCCTTGCGGCGCTGTTACAAAAACCTCGGAAAAACTAGTGTTTTGGCGTCTACTCCCCCGTATCGCCGTCGTGGGGGGAGCCCAATCCCTCGCCTCGCATGCGCCGGGACAGTACGCTTGCCTCCATGATCTTTTTCAGAGCCCAGTTGTGCAGAACTTCGCGCGCGACGTCTGACTTGTCGCGTTTGAATGCCTGGGCCATCGACTCCAGCGCGATGTCAGTTTCGACGGTAATCTTGCCGCGGAAGTCGCGCAGCTCGGCACTCACGGAGCGCTCACAGATGGAGGAATAAACACGTGAGTGGGATAACGACCCTCGTAGTCTGCGGGGTCATACAAGAGCCGCCCCTCAGTCATCTGGTGCAGGCGGTACGCTTGAGTAGGAGGCACAAGCCGCCCCCATTTGTTGACCGCCTTGCGGGTAATGCCCAAGGCACGGCCGACCGCTGCCTGGTTACCGTCGAAATGCTTAAAGACATCTTTGCTGAGCATGGCCATTCGGAGTCTACTCCAGTAGACCTCGTTGTCAAACCGAGTAGACCCGAGAAGATCTACTCGGGAACACTGGGCCTTCCCTTAGGCTACCGGCGTATGAGAGCCCCCCGCCGCGTTGTCCCTCAGAAGCCCTTCGACGGGCGAGTAATCAAAGAGTTGCGCGAGAAACGCCACCTGAGCCAAGAGCAGCTAGGAGCCAGCTCCGGCATGGGCAAGGCCAATATCTCCAAATTGGAGCGTTCTCGCAGTTACGTGGCCATCTCATATGACAATTTCTTAATGCTTGCCCGCGCGCTCTACGTGGCGCCTGAGGAGCTTTCCCGCCGGCTGTCGGAGCCGGTCTCCTCTTCGCCCGGCCCTTCCGCGCCGCCGGCCTATAAACGCCAGCCGCGCGCCTGAGGCTATACCGGAAAAGAAGTTCAGCCAGATCACATTGCCGGTCGCAAAGACGGTCACTGTAGTCATCGGCAGGAACCCCCTCGCCTTTGAATCGTCCATTGGGCCGTACGTCCTAATCATCCCTCCATTGTGAATGTTTCCGCTCGTCGTTTTTAGGCGACTGCGACGGCGGTCTCACATTCTTGTCTACTCTAGTTGACTGATACCGGTCTACTGCAGTAGACTCTCTTCCCATCGAATCACTGATGGGGTCTCACATGCAGGTCACTGAGAGTCAGGTCAAGAAGGGACTGCCCTGATGTACGAACGACACGGGCATGTCGTTGGGCGCAAGCGCTCTGCCACCCATACGGCGTGGACGAACATGATCGCTCGCTGCACCAATCCAAAGAGACCTGACTTCCGTTACTACGGCGGTCGCGGAATCACTGTGTGTGCGCGTTGGCGCAGCTCCTTCGCCAATTTTCTAGCGGACATGGGAGCTCGCCCAGCCGGTAAGTCGCTCGATCGCATCGACAACAGCCGTCCGTACGAGCCTACCAATTGCCGCTGGGCGACCAAACACGAACAGATGCAGAACACGCGCGCCACCCAGTTAATCACTTTTGAAGGCAAGACGATGGGCCTCGCAGCTTGGGCGCGCGAGATCGGAATTGCACATTCAAATCTACGGGGGCGTCTTGATCGTGGATGGCCGCTCTCAAAAGCACTCACAACGGGAGCACTGAAGTGATTCAAGTCAACGAAGGGCATGTGCGGAAATTTCTCTCGCTTCTGGATCATGGGCTATCCCATGGGCTTGGAAAACCGAAGCCGGGCGAAGCTTGCATTGAGGCAGTTTGGTGCATGGCCTTGGACCTCCCTCACGGCGATGACCCGCAGTGCGTGAGTGAGCCGCTGCGACGTCTGAAGATCCGGCTCAACGATTCCAGCTGGTCGAGCAATCAGGCGCGTGCCCGAGGTCTGCGGCGCTTGGGTGTTGCCCAGATCGGCAGCAAGGGCGTGTTGGATGAGAAGGAATTCGTTCGGCGCGTCGTGCGATTGTCGATCCAAAAGTGCGTGCCGGAAGCCTTGCGAGCTGCAGCAACGCTCGCGAAGGGATCGAGGAAGTCAGACCTCCTGACGGCTGCGGACCTCTGCGAGAAAGACCCGACGCGCGAGAACGCACAGAAGGCGCGAACCGCCGCCGCCGACGCCGCCGCCTACGCCTACGCCGCCGCCGACTACGCCGCCGACGCCGCCGACGCCGCCGCCGCCGCCGCCGCCGCCGCCGCCGCCGACGCCGCCGCCGCCGACGCCGCCGCCGCCGCCGCCGCCGCCGCCCGCTCGGCTGCTCGCGATAAATCGCTCTCAGCCTTCGCGGAGGAAGTAGTGCAGATCCTCATCGACATGAAGGCACCGGGCTGTCAGTGGCTCGCCCTGACCGAGCTGGAGGCCGCATGACAACGACAGAGCTGCTCGCCGCGCACCGGGAGATGGAAGCGGACGGGGAGCGTCCCGCGCGCATGAGCGCCGGACGGTTGCTCGCAGAAACCGCCCGAGCGACTGCGGACATTGCCAACGCCTCCTACGCGATTGCGTACCAGGAAGGGCAGAAGGCTGCGAATGCTCGGGCCGAGCGGTACCGGGAAAGTCTGCGGGATCTGGTGTTGGGCGCGCAGATGATGCTGGAGATTCCCGGGGAGTCCGCCTTATCGCGCTACGCCCGTGAGGTCAAGCGTGTGGCCGAGGCAGCGCTGAGGGGAAATGCATGAACTCACAAATCAGTGTCATCGAGCCGGAGGCTCTGGAATATCTGCCAGCGGCGACGATGCTCAAGATCATCGAAAAGCAGCAGAAGGCCGCGAAGAACTTCAAGGCGTTTCAGGCGACCGTCACCTCGCTGCCCGCGTTGTTTCGCGCGCTGGAGGAGATGGATATCCCGCCGACGTTCGACGGCGACTACGACTACATGGGCCTCTCATTCACGGGCGACGGCAAGAAGCTCGGCGATGTATGGGGACTGTTGCGCCGAAATGGCTACAAGACCGACGCGCGCCCGCAGAAGGGTGACACGACGTTTTATGCCTTTTGGGAGCACGAGAGGCTGGCGAAGATCTTTATGAACTTCACCAGCTCGGTCTGTCGTCGAGTCAAGGTCGGCACGCGCATGGTGGAGCAGGACATCTACGAGACGCAGTGCGGCGAGTTGCCTGAAATCGACGCGCCTGCAACGGCGGTAGTGGCTCAGGAGGATGGCAGTGACATCCCTTTCTGATTCTCCGCTGTGTGATTGCGGCAAGCCCGTGTGCGAGCGCGACGACTTCCAAGAGCGCTGCGAAGAGTGTCTCGCCAACCACGAGCAGAATCAGGCGGAGGCAGCATACGAGCGCTCTCTCGGGGAATGCTTCCGCGGCGGGGAATACGCGGCTTACGTCCGCGAAGAACAGGCCGCCGCGCGGAGGCTCAAATGAGCTGGACCGCCTGCACCTTCTGGTTGCTGCTCATCGCGGCTGCGGTGTTGATCTGGATCGGCACGCACAAGCGCCGCAATCGCAGGAAGCGCGGCGTGCTTCCGCCCCCTAGTTCTGCATGTCAGCGCAACACTCCGGAGGCGCCCTGCTGATGGACGAGCAAGAGGACATCGATCAGGCCGCTGAGGCTCACCAGCAGGAGCTGGAAGCGCATCGGCAGGGGGTTCAGCCGAAGCGCCCCAATCCCTGGGCGGAGTTGGATCGGATCATGGACGAGGGCATGCCGTACTACGTGAAGGTGCGCGATGGACTCAAGAGTCGTTGAGCACCCGTGGTGGTGCGGGTGTTGGCGATGCGAGGACGCTCGGCACTTGCGCCGGATGGCCGAAATCCTGGCCCCGGAGTTTGTGGCGCCGGTTCGCAAGGTTCCACACGGGAGTGCTGAAAACCCTTGTTTTTGCGATGAATGCTTGACCATCGGGCAACACTACGCGGATCGCGTGAAGCAACGGAAACTGGACGAACTCTAGGAGTCTTTCATGCCATCGGGTACTTTCAATCAGTGGGGGCCGGCGGATAAGGCCAAGAAGCTCAAGATCGACGGCAAATGGATCTGGCCCGACAAGCGTTGCAACTTGGATGGCATTGAGCCGGGCATGCAGGTCGAGTTTGAGATGAGCTACGGAGGCTCAGACGGCAAGCTGCCCATCCTCACCAAGATCTGGCCGAAGCGCGCGAGCAACGGTGCCCCGGCTCCTGCAGGGGTTGCGGTGGAAGTCTCACCGCTGGATGACTCGGGCATGCGCTTTGTCTCCAACCTCGTTGGCTCCGCGATCATGGCCGGCAAGGTGGAGAAACCTTACGAGTTATCCACGTGGACGGTGGCGGCCCGGCGTGCCTTCGCAGCACTGCAGAAACCGGAGAACGGCCTTGACGATGATCTGGGCACGGAACGCGAGCCCGGCTCGGACGATGAGAACCCCGGCGCGGGCATGCCGAGCAACTGGTAATGGGCCTGGAAAGACTCAACGAGGACCGGGTTGAGCGCGCCATGGCGGTGTTGGCGGAGACGGATATGCAAGCGGCGGATGCGAAAGTCATGGTGTTGCGCACTGAGCAGAAGATCAAGACCGTGAAAGCGGTGGTGTATGCGGCTTTGGAAGGCTCCATTGAGGACAAGAAGCAGAAAGTCGAGCTGGATGAGAGCGTGAAGAAAGCCTGGGAGGACTATTTCAGCGCCGTGCGCGAGCACGAGATCGTGAAGAACCGCCGCGAGCGTGAAGTGCTGGTGGTGGAGTTGTTCCGGAGCGTGAATGCGAACCGCCGCATGGGACAGATGCAGTGACCAAGTACGAGCGCGAGCGGATCGAAGCGATGATGCGGCTCGGGTGTGTGTTCTGCGCCGTGTTAGGCGTGGTGAACGCGCATCAGTTGGAGTGCCACCATATCGTCGATGGCAATCGACGCTTGGGTCATTGGTACAGCCTTCCCTGCTGCGCCGGTCACCATCGGTTGATGTGGACGCCGGAGCAGCGGCAGATTTTCACCCCTGAGCAGCTCGTGGGAGTGGCCAGCGGAAGCAAGGCCTTTGAGCCGATCTACGGAACGGAGCGGGAAATGTGGGTCAAGGTACAACGCCGATTGAAACTTCCGGCGATCTGGGTGCCGAGCAAGATTGTGCCGCGGCTGGTGAGCGTATGAGCCTTGCGAATCTGTCCCTCGCCTTCGAGGCATCCCAGCTGCGCGCTCGGATGGCTGAGGATCAGCTGAGTGACCTGCTGATGCTCATAGGCCAGTTGTTGATCGACGGTGATCCGGGCGCTCGGGAATGGCTCGTGGAGCTCGCGAAAGAGCAGCGGGGGCTGCAATGAGCCTGCGAGCGGCGATCAACGCCAAATGCAAGGATTGCATTTACGACCCGAAGAGTGGCCTTGGAAACTGGCGCCAGCAAGTGCAGAGCTGCCAGATCACCGGCTGCCCTCTCTGGCCGGTGCGTCCCACCTCCTCTGGTAGCAAGACAGACCCAGATTCCGAATCCGGCCCCGTTTTGGCCTCGGAGCAAGCCAATGGCCCGTAAACCGATTGAGAGGCTCCTGGAGCCGATTCAGATGCGCCGGTACCGAGAGTCCGGGGAGAGTGTCGAGACCGTGGCTGCGATGGCCGGAGTGAGCGTAGCGACGTGCATGCGTGATCTCGCCAAGCTGCGCCGACTGATGGGACCGGAGAAGTTCGCGAACGAAACGGCCTCACGACATGCCGGGCATCGTGCCCGCGCGCACCTCTACCTGAATAGCGCGAAGTCTCAGAATCCAACATCCAACACGGATTGAACCCTACAGTTATGAGAACTCGCGATAATCACATTTGCTTTAAGGCACCAGTCTATACATTATGCGAAGTAGCATTATTCTATGCTAGCACGCATGGCCAATCCACCGGAAGAACTTCAGGGCTTGACGATCAAGCAGATAGCGCGGGTTGCTCGCGTAGATCCGACGACCGCCCGGCGGTGGCGACGGGGCGTGGTGCCCGTGCCTGCGGGCATTTTGCTCCTGCTGTCCGGGGACCTGGGCTGCTTCGATCCGGCCTGGTCAGGATGGATTCTGAGGCGCGGCCAGCTGATCTCCCCGGAGGGCTGGGAAGCGACCCCGGGCCAAGTGCTCGCGACTCGACTGCACGAAGCGCAACTCGCGGCGTGGCGCACGGAGAACCGGCACTTGCGGGAGCTGGTGGAGTACCTGCAGAACGGCGGACTGATTCGAGACGACCAGCCCCCGCCCGAGGAATTTGCGAACTCGCAAGAGATTCTGGCGCGACTTTCTTTGCGCCGGTAACCATTCCTCGGTCGGCTGACCTCCTCGGCCTGAACCGCCCCTCTTTCCTCACCGACCGCATTCAGCCTCGCAGGTACCCCACCCTGCGCTTGAGGAAGCGCTGATGTGCGCGATTGCCACTGACCTTGTTTGTAGGCTTGCAGTCACATGAGCAAGAAAGCGGCCGTGGGGTTGGACGCTTGGAAGCTTCCGATCTTCAAGAAGCACCTGGACGCCGCTGGCTACACGTACGAGGAGCCCGTGCAGTTCACCGAGGGGACACTGATTCTGAAGGTTCACTACGAGTGGGTGCACGAGCTACAGCCGATCATCGAGGCCGCACAGCGAGAGTGCGCGGAACTGAGGAGTAAGACAGCGTGACTGACCGAATCCAGTTGACCGATGGCTCTCCGGTGCCCGCAGACCGCAGCCATACGGAGATCGATCCCAAGACGGGCATGCAGAAGGGATATGTCGTCCTGAGCCCCGAGGAGCGTGCCAAGGGCTTTGTGAAGCCCGTTCGCCGGAGCTACGTGCATGCGAAGTGCGGCACGTTGACCACGATGGGCAGGAGTCTCGCGGAGACCTACGCGCGGGACCCGAACTTCTACAGCGGCACTTTTTGCTGTGGCTGCGGTACTCACTTCGGCCTGGACGAGTTCACTTGGGAGGATGGCGAGCCGATGGATACGAGCCAGCAGGAAGCGTGGCTAGCAGAAAAGCGCGTGACTGAGGCGCGCCAGAAAGAAGAAAGGCGACTACGCCGTATTGCGGAGCTGCGGGCGGAACTGGCTTCCTTGGAACTTGGACCGGAATGCACCTGCATTGCCGCAGTCAGTGACGCTCCGCATGCCGATTGGTGCTTAGCAAAGACGAGTACGACATGACACCTACAGAGCGGTCATTCCGTAAGAAGCCTGTTGTGATTCAGGCAATCCAAGTCCCGAACCCGAACGACGAGGCTGCATGGGAAGCCGTCTGTAAGTTCATAGAGGCGGGATGCGAAGACTGGGTTTCGCTATCCCGCTGCTTCGAGTTTGAGACGCTGGAAGGCACCATGCGAGCCAACGTGGGCGATTGGATCATCCGCGGTGTCAAAGGCGAGTACTACCCCTGCAAGCCTGACATCTTCGAGGCGACGTATGAGCCAGCGTGACGCGATTTCAGAAAATGAGTGCGCATGCTGCAAGAAAGGCGAGTTCCCGTTCTGCGCCTGCTCTTGTCATCGCACTGATAACAACGGTTGCCGGCACGAGTGGGGTAGCTATACAGAGTGGAACGACACCTCCGGGCTGCACGGTAGCAAGCGTTGCATTCTGTGCGGGAGGTACGTGCAGTGGTAGAGAACAAGTCTGCAGATGATGACCTCTACTACCTGCAGGTGAAGGGTTTTTCTGGAAACTCCCTGCTTTGGTGGCGGCAAGGGCGTCACGGCTATACAGCCGACATCAGACAGGCGCATGTGTTTACGAAGGCAGAGGCGTTCGGGCAAGCGACGGTTCGGCCGACTGAGGACTTCCCCTGGAAGAAGTCGTACATCGACACCCATCTGCAGCACCACGTCCACGTAGACACCGTCCAACGCTCTGACAAAGGTGCGACATGACATCGAACCAGCGCGCATTTTGGGTCGAGCCGACTCACGACGGCAAAGCTCACCTACGTATTTGGTGCGATCACAGCCATGAAGGCGCATGCCGTTTCTCACTGTGGCAGAAGCCGGCGAGCGGAATCATGTGGCAGTGGGACGGCAATGTTGAGCAGCCAACTATCATGCCTTCTGTGGCCTGCAATGGCGGCTGCGGCAGACATTGGGTTATTACAAAAGGAGTCGTCCATGTCTGACAACAAGTCCGAGAAGGAGATCATACAGCCCGGTCGCGGCGTCGGTAGCACGACGCGTTAGATGCAGGTAGCACCCGAAAAGGCCGTATTCGTGTGGGTGAATCACCAGCTATCGTATCCGAAGAGCCTGGCGGAAAAGCTGAACCGCGACGATCTTGAGATTGTCTCCCCCGACTGGCTATCGGATCACCGTTGGGCAGGGCGTGCATTCAGCGGGATCGTGCTCGATCACGCAGCAGCGCTCACGGACAAGCAATGGAAGGCATTCCATGAAGTCAGGAGGTTCCGTGTCAGATAGCAACCTGTCCAAGGAGAATTGCGCACCTATCGTAGCGCGCGATCGCCGCCTTGGTTGGGTCGACGGCTTGGCTCATTGGACCGAAGATCAAATCGCGTACATTTCCGTCGCCTTCACCTGGCGGTTGCTGGAGGCCCGTGACTTAGCGATCGGCTATAGAGAGCAAGGTTACAGGGTGCTCGCAGGCGGTCCCGGCACGTTCCGGCCGAATGGCTTCCTGAAAGATGTCGCGGAGCTGGGTCAGCAGATTCCCGATGCAGTGACCCGCCACAACCCGCACGCCACCATCGCCAGCCGTGGTTGTCCGAAGGACTGCAGTTTCTGCATCGTGCCAGCGCTATGGGGTCGCGAGTTCACCCTGCTCCCAGACTTCGTGCCGCGCCCCATCCTCTGTGACGACAACCTCTCGGCGCTCCCGGTCGAGTACCAGAACCACATCATCGCGAAATACAGCCCGCGCGGGATGCGCCAGGCGCCGCGCCCGCTGCTCGACGCTAACTCCGGGTTTGAGCCTTCGACATTTGACGGTGGCACGTATGAACGCTGGTCGAAAGTCCTGCGAGGCCCGTGGCGCTTCGGGTACGACGAGATGAAGGAACGGGAGCAGGTTCGCCAGATGATGGCGCTGCTGCGCTCCCACGGCGTCCCACCTCGCAAGATTCAGGTGTACTGCATGATCGGCAAGGAACCGATGGCCGAATGCCTGCAGCGCGTCCACGAGATCATTGAGTGGGGCGGCGAGCCGTATGTGCAGCGGTACATGAAGCTCAACGCGCTGGAGAAAACGCCCAGGGTGATGCACGACTGGACTCTCCAGAAGCTGGCGCACGTCGCGCGGTGGGCCAATCGCAGGATCTGGCGCAAGACACCCTTCAGTGAGTACGACCCGAACGTCAAGACCAAGCGCCGCAATCCGGCGCAGCTGGAGATCGCTGCATGACTGCCGAGGCAACCGAAGTGAACAAGACCTCAAACCTGCGCGCAGCTTGCGAGGCGTTCCTGCGGGAGCAGTCTAAGCGGATCTCACCGACTCCGCGCGCCGACCCGGGAAGCTACTACCGAGGCTACGACAACGGGATGTCAGACATCCTGTACGGACTGCGGGAAGTGCTCGCGAGAACACCTGTCGAGACGAAATCGGCTACCGGGCCTGATGGCTTCACGCTTGATGGCCTGATAGCCAACGCAGAGAGAAGCGGAATTATTGCTCACGCCGAGGTAAAAGCCGTTCTAGGCGCGCTCCGTGAGTTGCGTGCGCGGAGAGCTGGCCCTATCTGCTGCGCGCAAGGCGCCGAGACAGATGGCGAATGGCATGACATCGAGTGCGCGAGGCGCAATTTGAAAGCCAACTTGCCCACTTCGGTGAGCATGGAGGGCCAGCCGATGGGCGACCCGCATCCGTGCGACCTGACACGCGCTGGCTGCGATCCAGTGACCGGCAAACCTGTGAAGGCAGCTGGACCTCCAGATCCGTGGATGTGTGACTGCGGAACGTTCAACCACACCGAGACCTGCTGCAAGAACTGTGGCTGGGTACGACCACCGAACGGGAAATCACGCGAGACTGAGAGTCACACATGAAGAATCGACGCTGGTCAGATAACGATCGCCATCTGTGGCCGTTCACTCTATCGACAGGCGACCACAAGGGCCTCGGGTTCGTGCTTCACAGCGGCGCATACCACGGCTCGCCAGGCACCTGCCACATTCGGCTGCACCTGTGGAGAATCACGCTCATCTGCGAGCTGCCGCCCGTCGTGCCTGATTACCGCATTCGCCATACCGCGACGACTTGGGACGCGGCGACGATCGCGCGCCTCGGTCGAGATTGGTACGACGAAGTGTTCCCGCGCGAGTACGGCGCCTATCTTGCGGACGGCAATCTGCACACCTATTACGGCCCGCAGACCCACGACAGTGTGACGACCAAGCGCAAGGTGTTCTTTCTCCCCTGGCGCAACTGGCGGCACGTGCGACACAGCCTGTACGACACGCAGGGAAATCATTTCTGCACCGAGCACGATGAGGACGGCAACTCGTGGGTGGCGATGAGTGCGGTGAAGGACGTCTGCCCAAAGGCTCGATTCGAGTTCGAGGATTTCGACGGACAACGGATCGTCGCGACGACGAACATCGAGGAGCGTGAATGGCGCTTCGGTACTGGCCTCTTCCGCTGGCTCTCACTCTTCAGACGTCCGCGAGTGAGCCGCAACCTATCGCTTGAGTTCAGTTCAGAGGTTGGGCCTGAGAAAGGCTCATGGAAAGGCGGCACGGTCGGGCACAGCATCGAGATGCTGCCCGGCGAGCTTTGCGAAGCCGCCTTCCGACGCTACTGCGAGAAGGATCACCGCTCCAAGTACCGGACGTTCCGGATTCGGTACGTTGGTCCGGTAACCGATTAGAGCGAGGAATCACGCAGTGGCTGAGAACAGCGCAATCGAGTGGACCGACGCCACCTTCAACCCGTGGTGGGGCTGCACCCGTATCTCCGTTGGGCCGAAAGGCGCCTGCGTGAACTGCTATGCCGACACCTGGGCGCACCGGCTTGGCATGGAGTTGTGGGACAACGGCAAGTATCGGACCTTCGGCGCGAAGCATTGGGCTGAGCCTCTCGCCTGGAACAAGGCGGCTGCTCTGGCTGGTGTCCGTAAGCGCGTGTTCTGCGCCTCCATGGCCGACGTGTTCGATAAGGACGCCCCTGCCGAGGAGCGCCAGCGGCTCTGGCGGCTGATCGAGGCGACCCCGCACCTTGACTGGCTCCTGCTCACGAAGCGCCCTGGCAATGTCCTGCGCATGCTCCCGCTGTTCTGGCAGGCCGCCATGCCTCGCAACGTCTGGCTCGGTATCTCCGTCGTCACACAGGAGGAGGCGGATCGCGACATTCCCAAGCTCCTCGAGATCCCCGCCGCGGTCCGCTTCCTCTCCTGTGAGCCGCTGATGGAGGAGATCACGTTCGAGGGTCGCTGGGTCGAGCACGCCAATCCGGCCATCCACGAGAACTGGCTCGAGGCGCTCGACTGGGTCATCGTCGGCGGTGAGAGCGGCCGGCGAGCTCGGCCGATGCTCGAGCAGTGGGCGCGGTCGATCCGCCGGCAGTGCGCCGCATTCGGCACGCCGTTCTTCTTCAAGCAGGGCAGCCAGTCTAACTGGCCGAACTTCAAAGACTTCAGCGCTTTCTCGTCCGACCTCCAGGTGCGCGAGTGGCCGAGAAGCGCTCTTACATCCAAATCAACCGAGGCTGAGAGTCACACATGAGCAAAGAGTCATCGTCCTCTTCCGGCGGCGTAGGAGTCCTGGGACTCCTGGGGGTCGCCTTCATCGTCTTGAAGCTGTGCGGCGTCATTGCCTGGAGTTGGTGGTGGGTCACCGCTCCCTTCTGGGGCGTGCTTGCCCTGGTCATTATGTTATTCGCCGGCGTGATTATTGTCGCGCTGGCGAAGCACTGATTCTAGTGCGAAATCGAGTACGTGATGGGGCAGTCTACACCCGGCCGCATACGATCGAAGCAACTTCGCAGGCACGCCAAGCCCGGTGACCCTCACCGGCAGTCCGAGAAGTACTGGCCCAGGCGCAAGCGCTCCGAGGCCAAGCGCCGAGATGACATGAAGGACATCTGACAATGGATGAGCGCTGCAATCATCGGTGGGTATCGAACAGCGGACGCGGCGGAGTGCCAGACTTCCGCGTGAATCGGCAGCTCGCGCTGGAGCCGATCATGCACATAGCCTGCGAGAAGTGCCACGCCAGAACGTGGATGACGCAATCGCAGTGGTACGACATACGCTCACTCAGCGCATCAGAGCTTCAGGAGACAAAGTGAACAAGATCCCTACGATTTTCGTCCGTGATATGAGCAAGCAGCCGGCGCTCGTAATCCCTGAATGGGTGCGAGGCTGCGAGTGGGTACGCGACGGCGAGGGTGTTGCAACCCGCAAGTACGATGGTACCTCGTGTCTCGTGCGCGACGGGAAGCTCTACAAGCGTCGCGAACTGCGCCCCGGTGACGTGGCCCCTCCCGCCTTTGAAAGCCTCGGCACGGACGAGAACACGGGCAAGACGGTGGGTTGGGTGCCGGTCGGAGACGGCCCGGATGATCGCTGGCACCGTGAAGCATTTCACAACGAGCCAGACGGTACCTACGAACTACTCGGTCCAAAGATCCAAGGCAACAAGGATCAGCGCACCGAGCATGTCTTACAGGCTCACGGTCTTGCGAGAAGCTATCCGCTGGCGCCGCGCACCTTCAACGGGCTCAAGGCGTGGCTGATTGAGAACGTGATTGAGGGTCTGGTCTGGCACCACGAGGACGGCCGGATGGCAAAGATCAAGCGCCGCGATTTTGGGCTGAAGTGGTAATGAAACATCCAACCGTGTCAGGGAGCACTCCATGAGCCTTGCAGGTCCACCGCTCACCTTCAATCAGAAGCGCCTTGCCTACGCGGCTTCTGCTGGAGCATTCACCATCGGGAATCCCGGCGACTGGAACGATAGCAATGCCGCGTGTGCGGCTGCCGCCATGGAGCGCGCCGTCTGGCTAGCTGAAGAATTGCGCCGCACCCAGGAGGTTGTGGCGCGTCTGGCTAATATGCGCCATCCCCCCACGAAATCGGATACGCCGTGACCGAGGAGGAAGCCACGATCATGCGGAACGCTATCGTCTTTATCATGACGGCGCTTCGTGATGGCGTTGGCCGCGAGTTCTGGGACGAAATGGCGCGGGCCTACATGGAGAAGATGTCCCAAGCGAGACGCGCTCCACCACAGCCAGAGCGTACACCGTGAGCCACGAGCACGAATGGGTTATCGACAGCGCACTTAGGCCCGGCGGTGAACCACTCTGCTCAATATGCGGCGCAGAGAGCTTGCCGCGTACCGGAGCGTATGCCCCCTCAGCGACGTGCCGGCATGGTGTCCATCCCTATGACTGCCGAAGGGGCTGCGACCCCCACGGCAGAACTGACAAAGATGCCGGGTAGCGCCCGGATGGCGCGGGCCTACATGGAGAAGATGTCCCAAGCGAGACGCGCTCCACCACAGGAATCAGTTACTTCTGAGCCTACGAAATAGTGCTTGCATACGCAAAGCGGCTTTGGTATATTGCCTCCCATGGAAAACACATCACTACCTGCCTTCCGCCAAGTCATCAAACAGGCGATCGCGCAGGACAAGACCTGGCATGAGGTACTGCACGAGCGTTTCCCGATTGGCCCGGGCGGCGTAGGTCATGCGAACCGCAGGCTGCACAAGGAGATCCTGCAGGAAATCGCCGACTTCTACGCGCCTCGCGAGGCCCCTGAGCCGGATGTGCGGTATGGCTGGTAAGCCTCCCAAGGCCGTCAGCGCCTACATGGCCAGGATCGGGGCCGAGGGTGGCAAGAAGGGTGGAACGGCCAAGGGGAAGCGCAAGGCGCGCTCCCCGGAGCACTATCGGAAGATGGTCGAGGCCCGGAAGGCGAAGCGGAAGTAACTGTTTTCAACCAAACAGGACGCACACCATGAACATTCTTGCGACTCACGGCGACGGCGCGCTGCGCCTCAAGTACGAGTACCGGCCCACTACGTGGATTTCGCACGCAGTACAGACGTTGTGCAGAATCCAGTATCACGCGGTCCGCCGCGACGGCTCGATCCGCCCCGGGCTGTACTATCGCGGCTGGCGACTGCGGGTGCAGCGCGCGTGCTGGGATCTTGAGAATGCTGGCCGGCGCTTCATCTGACGCGCTGTTCAACCAGGAGTTGGCATGATCATTATCAGACACGGCGCTCCGTACGATTTCATCTACTGGACGGCCACTCACTACTACCGGCTGAATCACTCATGACAAATCTTGTGCCCTACTGGAGTCCGTGC